TCGCACAAGCCGAAGATGCTAAATTATATGAACGTATGTTAAAAGGAGAAAATCCTGAATTAACAGCATATTTACCAACTCCCAATGATGTACAGACTATTGGGTTTGGTAGAACTAGAGGTGTAACTAAAGACACAAAAAGCACTTTAGAAGAAGAAAAAAATAAATTAAGAGAAGAACTTGAATTATTTGAAAGAGAAACAATTAAGAGTATTGGTCAAAAAAGATTTGATAGTTTAAATAATAATCAAAAAGCAGCAGTAGTAAGTTTAATTTTTAATGTTGGTCGAAGTGCATTCGATGGAACAAACGCACAAAAAGCAATAAAAGCTGGAGATTTGGATACATTTATGAAAGAAGCATTTGACCCGCAACTAGGCTTTACAAAACAAAGAAATGCTGATGGACAACTAGAAATTTTAGAAGGCTTACAAAATAGAAGACAAGCAGAGAAAGATTTATTTTTAAGAAACTAATGTTATTGTATACAGAAAAACAACTAGATAGAGCTTATCAGATAGACTGTAAAGCTCGTACTCGCAACAATACTCCTTGGATAAAGAGAGAAGAGTTTAGAGATATTTACGAAGATTTGATGGAAATCTATATGTTGCAGTTAGACAAACATCATGCATTAGACCCTGATGCTCCAGATTTTATTTTAGATTCATTGAACGAAATAATAGGACAAAGTTTGCATTTTGAACCGGAGGATTAATGGGTTTTCCGTTTGAGATTATAACAATGCTAGGCTCTACCGTATTGGGTGGGGTCATGAGTATATGGGCAGAGAATAGAAAAGCTAAAGCCGAAGAACAAAGACTTCTTATTACAAGAGGCGAGTTTGAAATGAAAGCAGTAAAAGCTGCTAGAGATAATAAAGATGTAGGCTTTCAGTGGACTCGTAGAATTATTGCACTAACCGCAGTCTTTGCAATCATTGTTTTACCAAAACTTGTAGCCATCTTTGCTCCAGATGTTTTAGTAACTGTTGGCTATACACAGTTTAAACCCGGATTTTTATTTTTTACTAAGGATGTAGAAATATTTAAATGGGTTACATTTGAAGGTTTAGTAATTACTCAATTAGATACTAACTTAGTATCAGCTATTATCGGTATGTATTTTGGTGGTAGTTTAGTTAAAAAATAATATTATGAAAGAACAAGATAAAGAATTTAATTATAATTTTGACTCAAGTTTTGCAAATGCAATTCAACAATATGGTATTGTAAAAAAAGAACCACCAAAACCTATAGAGGTTAAGTCTACTCTAAAACCTAATTACAGTATGACTGACTTACAAAATGATGCAGAGTTTAATTTTAGAGCTAATAGATTTTTAAGTAAAATTGGTGAGGATGATAATATTATAGAATATCTAAGAGATTCTGATTATAGTTTAACATCAGCTATGTCTAGAGCTGCACAAGTTGGTAACTGGTCTGACGAAGTAAAACAAGACTATGTTTATCTACGTGATAAATATCAAAATGCAGATTTAAAAGGAGCAAAAGAATGGGCAGGATTTGCTAAAGATTTTGCTATTGACATGGTTGCTGACCCATTAAATATTGTTACCGCACTATTTGCTTTACCATCTATGGGTACATCAGTGGCTGCTAGAACTGCTGCAGGAGAAGTAGTTAAACAAGGACTAAAAAAATATACTGCTTCACAGTTAACTAACGTAGGTTTAAAAGCTGCAAAAAGACCTGCTATATTTGGAGCTGCAGAAGGTGCAGGATGGACCGGAGCACACGACTATTTTATTCAAGACCAAGATATTAAATTAGGTGTACAACCAGACAATATAGACTTAGGAAGACTAGCTACATCTACTTTATTAGGAGGAGGTATTGGAACATTTTTAGGTGGCGGTATTGGAGCTGTTGGTGGTTACAAATATCTTAATAAAATGCAAAAGTATGCTAATGAAAATGATATTGCTAAAACTGTTAATAATAAAACAGTTGATGAAATAGTAGATGAGTTCGAAGTATCTAGAGCTTTTGAAGTTAAATCACCAAGTAAGCCCAAACAATTTTTAAACAAAGCAGTTGCAGCTACCTTTGGAAAAAGCACTACTAAATTTCTTGAGTTAGCTAAAGGCTCAAAAACTCTAACAGATTTAATGGAAAAATTTAGATATGATTTTGGTGAGTCTATGTTTAGTGGTGATGCAACTAAAGTATTAACTCAAAGTTATGGAGAAGCAAAGGGTAGACGAATAGGTTTTTATCTAGCAAGACTAGACAGAACTTTAAATAAATTATATAGACGTGGTTGGTCTGGTAAGATTGATGAAGATGATAATACTGCTTTATTAACTATTATTCATAATCCTCGAGCTAAAAAATTCATTAGTACAAAGACAGGAGAATCCATACTTATACCAGAAAGAATTAAAGTTGCAGGTAGAGAAATTAATGAGTTAAATAATAAATTATGGGATGAAGGATTTGAACAAGGATTATTTAAAGAAAATCAAAAAGTAAAAAATTATTTTCCAAGACTATTTAATCATTCAGCAATTCTTAATCAAAGAGGTAGATTTGAAAACATAATAATTGATAGTGGTCACGCAAATCCTATTAACAAAGTTGAGCAAAGAAAAACTACAGAAATTGTTGAAGGTGTTGGTGTTCTTGATGGTCTTGAAGAGAATTTAGTTGCTTCTGATTTTGAATTATTTGGTAAAGATTTTTTAGCAGATAGTAGAAAATATTTTGAAGATAATAACGTAAATAATTTTACAGGGTCGGATGGAAATATTTATTCAGGTCAAAATGCTATTCTACGTAAAGCTAAAGAAGATAAATCTAAACTAATTGTCGATGGTATGTTAAATCAAAAATATCAACCATTTGAATTAAATGTTGGTGGTAGTACTGGCAGCAGTCAAACATATTTACAAAGCAGAGTTTTTACTAATATCAAAGATAAAGACATAGCTGATTTTATAGAGACTGATGTAGAAACTGTGTTACGTAGTTATTACACAGGAGCATCTCAAACAATTACTAGAACACAATTTTTTGGTAGAAGCATACAAGATTTTAATAAAAAATTTTTAAGAAATGATGATGATAAAACTGGTATCTATTATGAATTAAAAGAAGCTGGAATGAACGAATCCGATATTGCTAAAGGGATTGAAAACATTAGTTTACTTCATAGAAGAGTAACTGGTCTTGACCCAGACAATTTAAAATTTAAAAACAATTTTGCTGCAGGTGCATCAAGTTGGGGAAGATTGTTTCAGCAAATGGCTCACTTACCATTAGCAACTATTTCTAGTATTTCAGAACCTATTATTTTAATACAACGAGCCGGACTTCAAGACTCTCCTCAAGCTGCTAGAGATTTAGCTGCTGCACTTGGTAAAAACTTTTTACGAGAAATAGATAGAGGTATTAAAGCTATAAAAAGATTAGGTGGTGGTAAGACTAAAGGTATAAAAGACCTTGATGATGACGAGTGGTTTGAAATATATGAAACTGGATTAGCTTTAGAACAATCTGTAATGGATAGATTAGAAGGACTAACTGGTGATGCTTTAACTACAGAAGCAAGTAAAAAATTTCAAAATGCTTTCTTTAAAATGAATCTTTTAGACCAATGGACTAGAAGTGTCCAACTTGCATCTTTTACATCCGGTAAACGAGCTATTACTAGAAACTCTAAAAAACTTTACGAACATTATTCTGGCATTAACGAATTAGGTAAATCTAAAGTAAAATATTTAGAGGGTCAGTTAAATGAGCTTGGTATTAATCCTATAAAAGCTAGAACATGGTATAAAAATTCTTTAGATGATAACTTGCAATTTGATATAAATAAAGCAAGTAGTCTAACCTATAATGGCAAACAAAATAAAGCTCAAGCTGCTTTTTACAAAGAGTCTATTTTAGGTGGAGCTAATAGATTTACTAAAGAAGTTATTTTAAACCCAAGCACTGCAGAGGCTAACAGACCTCTTTGGTTTAGTTCGCCAACCGGACAACTGCTTATGCAATTTGCTGGTTATCCTACGGTATTTACAAACACTGTTTTAAAAAGATTTGTTAAAGACATGGGAGTAATTGACCTTGCAAAGGGGGATGTTGGTAGATTAACTGCTGCTTCTCCTAGAACTTTAGGTGCTGCTATGACCATGACTGCAGTTGCAGTTCTTGGTGATTACATTAGAAGTAAAGGACAATCAGTTGGTCAAGGTGAATTAGAGTGGTCAGAATTATTAAAAGGTGAAGGACTCGAGGAAGTAGGTACACAACTAAAAAGACTAAAAAGAAATATTCCAGATATTGCATCTGCAGAAGATGTAAATTATACCATTGAAGATAGTGAAATAATTTTTAATGCTATTAGAAGATGGGGAGGATTTGGACCATTTGATTATGCAGCTAGATTTGCAACAGAGTCTGAATATAATCCTAATATTTTAACAAGCATTCCTAAGTCTTTATTAGGACCATCAATGCAAGACATTTATGACGAAATAAGATTTGGTAGTGGTCCTTTTGGTTTAGCAGCAAAAAATCTTCCGGGCATATCTGCGTATGACATGATTTTTGGTGAAGGCACAGTTGATAATATTAAAAAGAGTGGTCGAGAACTAGACAAAGAATATATTCAAACTCATTTTAAAAAGAGAGATGAGTATGCTACAGGTGGAGAAGTTTATGATGTGCCTCGAGCATCGATTGAGCCAGATGAACGTATAGATAAATTAACAGGCAGACCTTACAACGAACAAGCAGGAACTGCCTTTCAAGATGTAGAGGAAAGAGATTATAAAACAATATTTCAAGATATAGTCAATAGAATAAATTCATAAGGAGTGAGAATGAGAAGAGGGCTAATTGTTGGGGCGATATTATTATTTGCATTGAATGTGCAATCAGACCAGACAGGTGACTGTACTGCTGGTACTCAGTATTGTGAGCAAAATAGTTTAAATACTACTAACAATACTACTACTAATAATACTAATACAAATACTAATACCAATAATAATACTAATACCAACACTAATACTAATACTAATACTAATACGAATACGAATGTAAATACAAATACTTCTACAAATACAAATGTAAATACAAATACGTCAACAAATACTAATAATAATAATAACGTAAATACTAATACTAATACTTCTACTTCTAATTCAACTGTTAATTCAACAGTTAATCAGAACGTTAATAACAACAACACTAGTACTTCGACAAATACTAATAACAATACGAATACTAATAATACGACATCTGATAATACTAATAAAAACTACAATGAATCTAATTCAAATTCAAACGTAAACACTAATAATACAAATACTAATAATTCTACAGCTAATAATACTAATAATAATTATAATAAATCAGAGTCTACACAAACAATAAATCAAAATATAAATCAAAAAGCTCCTCCAGCTTCTGCGATTGCACCAAGTATTATGTCTTACTCACAAGACCTTTGTACCACTGGAGTCTCTGGAGCTTTTCAAGGTCAACTATTTGGTATCTCTGGCGGTAAAGCAATTCGAGATGAAAACTGTGAGAGATTAAAATTGTCAAAATATTTATACGATACTGGTATGAAAGTAGCAGCAGTGTCTATTCTTTGTCAAGACCCTAGAGTATTTAAAGCTATGAGCAATGCTGGAACTCCTTGTCCATACAAAGGTAAAATAGGAGACGAAGCTAAAGTTGCTTGGGCAGCAAACGTAGAAGAGACTCCAACATATAAAGAAGATTTAAAAAATTACGTTGCTAAGTGTAAAAAGACTAGAAATTTAAAAGGTATAAAAAAATCTGGCAATACTTGTCGTAAAGAATTTCATGCACAAAGTAGCTAGTGAAAAGATTAGGATTAATTTTTTTACTGTTAGTTAGTGCAAATATATCTGCTCAGTATATTTACGAATCTAATCAAGACTTATTTGATTTAACTAATCAATCTAATACAACAAATTTAAATAGCGGTGACGACCAATTATCGGCTGCTTTTAATTTAGATTTTACGTTTCAGTTGTATGATAATTCTTATACATCTGCACGGATGGCAACTAATGGTTGTTTACATTTTGGTTTAGGAACTGGCAATATAAATTTTAATAATTACTGCGGTGACTATACCCCTGACCCACTGCCTCAATACACTAATACACTGTTTCCTTTTTGGACTGACTTAATACGAGATGGTGGGTCAAAAATGTTAGCTAAGAATTTTAGCGATAAATCTGTATTTGGTTGGTATGATTTACGAGAATATAATCGTGCTAATTCAGATAATAGTTTTGAAGTTATACTTTGGACTGATAGCACGTTTGAGTTTCGTTATGGTGAATTAGACGTTATAAACCATGATGTCTTGATAGGTGAACAAGGTACTTCATCTCAGATTTATATGTACCTTTTTCATGACGAGTGTTCTACAGGTACAACAAATGTTGCAGGTACATGTGTCAATATTAATTGGAACAATACCGTTGCTAATAGTTTATTAGAAAGCGGTGGGTCATTGTATGGTAGTAATCTAGATTGTAGTGACCCTTTAAATGATTCGGCATGTCCGGGTTATTGGGAAGCTTTTGATGATTTACAATGTGATTTAGACCCGCAGTATGCACCCTTTTGTCCGGGCTACAGGTTTGAAAATGATATTGGTTACTTTGCTTTAGAAGAAGATTTTGGTTATACCGAAGAATACGAACAAAGTCAGTTAGGTTATGATGAAGATTATGAAGCAGAACAGTTTGGATATTCTGATAACTGGCTTGAAGATGATGGGCAATTTTTAGGACAAGAACCTATTGAAGACTGGTTTGAACCTGAAACTATATTTACTGAAGAGGGTCTTGTAGTTTTAGAAGAATATGATAGCATGAACGAAGAAGTCTACATAGACTTTGATGTTCAACCATTTGATGACGAGCCTATGTTAATAGCTTTACCATCGATTGAGTATGACCCATTACAACGTTTAAATGTTCTTGATACTAGAGAATTAGTAGACTTGTATGACTTTGAAACAATAATTAGAGACGAGATATTAAATGAAGAAGAAATTAATGACGTGGCTTTTGAAGACTTCGAAGAAATTGAAGAATGGTTTGAAGAAGAGTTGGAAACAATTTCACAAGATGATGAAGTCATCGAGATTGTCCAAAGTAGTGAACAGCCTCTATCCGAAATCGAAGAAGAACAAGAAGTCATAGAAGAGATAGCCGAAGCCGACCCCATAATCAGAGAAGAAGGAGGTCGAAGTAACATGGATATGAATGTTGCTATGTCTATTGTGGCTAATACTATAACAACTGCTGTTAACAGTATGAGTGGAACTACTGCCGGAAACTCCATTCATGCTTCTGGAAATACAGTTAGTTCAGGAAGTATTAGTAGTGCTATCAATGGTGGTAGCAGTGTAGATTTTAGCTCTGGTAGTATCTCTAATTCTTTTGCTAACTCTTCTATGCAAACACAACAGGTTTTAAATAGCTCTGTTGATACTGGTAGTATGACTACAAACACTACTGACACAACTGTAAGCTCTGTTGAGTCTGGTCCAAGTGTTAGTGCTTCTACTACTATTGCTTCTAATACAGGAGGAAGTGAAACTAGTGCTACAGATTCTATGTCAACCATGACAACAAGTTCAGAAGCGGATGCGATTGCAGAGAATGTTGTTGCTCAAAATTTAAAAGAACAACAAGAAGAACTAAAAGAACAACAAGAGTCTGGTGAGTATGGAGAAGAAGCTGGACTTGTAGCAGTTATGGGATTTAATCCTAATTTTGTAGGGTATTATGACCGCACTTTACCTGATAATAATTCTTGGTACGAGTCTAAAAATATATATACAACTGTTACATTAAATGATAATATACAAGGTTTCTATGCTATGGCAGGTAAAAGTTTAGATGTCATAACTGAGTTAGTAAACTCTCAACCAATGTTAAATGGAGGCAGATACAATGAATTGGTTTCAAACTAAAACAACACAATTAATAGCTTTAGTTTCTATCGTGGGAACTTTAGCAGGATTTGGATATACTGGAGCTACATATATTAATAGATTAGAAAATCTTGAAGCAAAGATAGGAAAGTTAGGAGCTACAGAACAAGCTCAACAAGCTATCGAAGAAAGATTTGCTGGAATCGAAGCATCAGTAGATTACATTAATAAATCTTTAGAGGATAAAGATACAACAAAAGATATTGTTGAATTGAAAACTTCAATGGCAACAATTCAAACAGAGGTAAAATCTCTGGAGGGAAAGGTTCAAGAATTAGTTAATAGTTCAAAGAACCCATTAGCACAATAACCTATTTCACATATGGAGGTAAAACGTGAACCGAGAAGAATTATGCATTATGTGCTTTTTCTTTTGGATAACAGTTTCGATGTTTGTCGCAACTTTTAATATATTTTAAAATTATTATTTAGAGTTCATAACTCGAGCATTTAGACATGACTCAATATGATTATGAATCTCATCCATTTTTTGACTAGCTTCTCTTATTATAACCTTTAGAGTTTCATACTCTTCAAGGGTCATGAACTTCTGTAACTTTGTTATGTCAACTTTGGTACGTTCAGTAATAAGATTACCACTCTTGTCATATAATAATCGGTAAGCTAATAATTGTGCTTCATTTCGTTTCGTCTTCATTGTTTAGTCCTGCAAAGGTCAATTGTCCATAATCGCCTCTAAGTCCTGCTTTCTGATATGAAGTAGCTCTGCCTTCAAAAAAGTTTTGATGCTCTACTCCCAATACATCATCTAACCAAGTCAGGGGATTATCCTTTTGCTTGTAATTTGGTTTTAGCCCTAACTGTAATAGTCTTCTGTCTGCAATATATTTATTGTAGGCATACATCTCCTCTTTGGTTAAACCTTCTAGATTACCCATTTCAAACACTAAGTCTAAAAACTTTTCCTCAAGTTTAACCATCTCTCTACATATTTGATAGATTTCTTTTTTAAAGTCATCTGTCCAAATATCTAAATTCTCTTTTATAAATTCTCTAAATAATTTAGTCATTGCTTCAACATGTAAGCTTTCATCTTTGATTGAGTAAGCTACTATCTGACACATACCTTTCATCTTACCAAACCTTTGAAAGTTCATCAGGATTGCAAAGCTACTAAATAATTGTAACCCCTCAGTAAATGCTGAGTAGACTGCTAAAGTTTTAGCTATAGTTTTCTTATCAGATTTAAGAGGTTTAAAATTACCAACATAGTCATGCTTGTCTGCCATTTCTTCGTATTCAGCAAAAGCTTTATATTCTAGCTCTGGCATTCCTACAGTATCTAATAATAAACTGTAAGCATGTTGATGGATAGCCTCCATATTAGCAAACGAAGACATCATCATTCTTGCTTCTGGTTTTTTAAAGATAGGCATATATTTATCTATATATCCCCCGGCAACGTCTACATCTGATTGAGTAAACAATCTAAATATTTGTACTAATAAATTCTTTTCATTAGCAGTTAGTTTTTCGTTCCAGTCTTTTACATCAGTGTGTAAAGGTACAGACATAGGATGCCAATGCATTCTGTTTTGTAAATCATAATATTCAAACATCCATGCGTAATCGAATGGTTTGTAATGCTCTCTCGTAGCTAGTAATGTCATTAAAATTTCTCCTCTAATATTTTTAATTTTTCATCTGCATTTACATATTGGTCCATAAGCTTATCCATTGATTCAACAACATTTGGATGTTCAGCAACTCCTACTTTGTTTTCAAAATATATTTGAAGGTTAGCCTTTGCTTCAGCTTTTTCTGCTTTGTATTTTGTTTCTAGAGCTTTATACAATAATGCTCCTGCGTATTTTGTCATGTTATCCCTCACAAGCTATACAGTCCACCTCATCTAATTTTATTCGGGGAACTTTAATGTTAACATTCTCTGCTGCTTTAGCTGCATCAGACCTAAAATAATAAAGTGATTTTAATTTGTTTGCACCATACCAATGAACATCGCTTACGTATTGTAAATACTCATTATGCTGTTCTTGATTCTGAGAGGAATCCGGTAAGATAAAAAATAAATTGACACTTTGACTTTGACAAACAAACTCTTGTCTTTTGTAGGCATGTTCAACTACCCAGACCTGATTGATTTCATCAGCAGTTTTAAATAATTCTTTTTCTTCTTTAGTAAATATTCTTATGTTCTGAATAGAACCTCTGTTATCACTAATCTGTTGCCAAAGTTTTTTTCTTTTGTTTACTTCTGGAACTTTTTTATTTATTAATTTTTCTAAATTTTTATTTTTAACTTTGTAGCTACCGGATAAAGTCTTGTGCGTATAGACGTTAGCACGGTATGGCTCAATACTAGGGGAAGTACCACCACATATAATACTGCTACTGGCATTAGGAGCAATAGCCAGAAGATGAGAGTTACGAAGACCACTGCCATGTACATCAGGAGCTTCACCACGTTCTTCAGCAAGTATTTTAGTGGCTTCGACAGCTTTTTCTTTAATGTGTTTGAAAGCTTTATAATTGAATCCTGTTGCAAAAATGCCTTCAAACGGAATTTGATTTGATTGTAAATAGGCATGAAAACCCATCGCACCCAATCCCACTGACCGTTCTCTGTAAGCCGAGTAAGCAGCTTTTGTGAAGCCTTCTTTCCCTTCTTTAATATGTTTTTTAAATCTTTCATAGTTTGCATTGTATCCTCCTAGTGCATTCATGTTTACTGCATTCTCAATAAAATGCTCTAAAACATTGTCAAGCATTCTAATTAAGTCTGGAATAAATTGTTTATCTTTAGACCAACTATCAAAATTCTCTAAGTTGACACTAGACAAACAACAAACAGCAGTTCTTTCTTCGTTGGTAGGTAAAGTAATCTCAGAACATAAATTACTTTGTTTAACTTCGAGTCCTAAATCTTTTTGCCCTTGAGGTAAAGCATCATTACAGTTATCTAAATTAATTATGTATGGTTCACCTGTTTCTGCTCTAGCATCTAATATCTTAGACCATAGCTCACGTGCTTTTATAATTTTAACTGCTTCTTTAGTCTTTGGGTCTATAAGTCGCCAATCATCATCTGTTTCAACAGCTCTTAAAAAAGCATTATTAATATTAATTCCGTTGTGTAAATTTAAACACTTTCGATTTATGTCACCACCTGATTCTTTTCGCATGACCATAAACTCTTCAATCTCTGGATGACTGATATCAGTATAAGCAGCATAGCTGCCACGTCTTGTTACTCCCTGATTGAATGCTAACATTTCTGAGTCAACAACTTTCATAAAAGGTATTGAACCAGTAGATTTACTACCACTACTAGTAGCAGTGCCATCACTTCTCACATCACCCCAATATCCACCAATGCCTCCTCCGGCACTAGCGAGTTTAGCATTTTCTTTGAAGTGGTCTGTTAATTCATCAATAGAATCTCCTACGTAGTTTAAGAAACAACTTATAGGAAGACCTCGTGTAGTACCACCGTTAGAAAGTATAGGAGTAGAAAACATAAACCATAAATCAGAGACATAATTATAAAGTCTTTGAGCCATTGGATAATCGGTTTCATCTTTATACGTACTGGCAAAAACTGCTGCTCTTGCAAATGCTTCTTGCGGTGAGGTTTCTTCTTGCCATAAATATCTATCTCGTAATGTATCTAAACTAAATTTATCTAACTTTTTATCTTTGTCGTAATTAATTATAATACCTAAGTAAGGAGTCTCCCCTTTCTGTTCTACCATATCAAGTCCTATCTAATATCTTTAACAATCTTTTTTCGTACCATTCAGCTTTTTGTAAATCCTCTACTCCATTCTTGTAACGGAATCGCCATCTGTATTTTAAAGAGTTACCTCTTAAATAACCGATAAACTCTTCTTCTGTTAACATAGCTTCTATTGCATCTATGCACTCTATGTCACCTTGATTATAATGTTCAGGATTATTTACTACGTCTGTCATTCTTGATTATCCGGTGCTGAGTCATAGTTCTTACAAAGTTTCCAATATTCTAAAATATTATTAAACATTGCTAAGTGTTTGTAATGCGATTCTTTATCCCAAACATGGTAGAGAATAATGTTAGTATCTTTTCTATCTACAAAGATAGATATTCTTTCCACATCATCATAACCACAACCTTGAGCATATGCTGAAAGTTGCATACCATGTTCATCATAAACTAATTTAGCAGGGTCTTTATCTTCTAAATTATCTTTAGTTTTAAAGTCAATAAATATCCCTGATTTAGAATACAAATCTATCTTACCACCATACCCAGACTTAGCACAAAAAGAATCTTCTGCTATCCATTCCTCCCCGGGATAATTATCATCAAGCCAACTCTGAATACTTTTGTAAATTTTATTTTTAGATTTACCTAAGAATCCTTTTTCTATTTGAGCATGAATCTTCGTGCCTTCTTTAGCTGCATCGAGACTAATCTTTTTGGAATCTACTTTACATCTGTAGGTAAAAGATTCTAATGATTCATCTTCGTATCTTTCTAATGATAGAGCTGAATTTAAAGCTTGATTTATTTTCCAGTTTTCTAAAGATGGTTTAGCTATCATACCTATGATAGTAGTAACGGAAGGTACAAGACCTAAAGTTTTTGCATCTCGTAAAGTGGTATTACGTTCTCTCCCATTCGCACCAATGATGGTGTACATTGGTTCTCCGTCTTGAGTATACCAGTGACCGGATTCAGACGTGAACTTATTATAATTGTCTATGGGTTTTTTGTCAAGTAATTCTTCATCTTTATTTGTCATCATCTTCTAACTCCTTGAATGCTTTAATAACATCGCTTGAAAATAATTTTGGTAGGTTAACTAAAAACATTTTACTAGCTTTATGGTCGCCACCGCTTACAGTTTTAAAAGTATCTAATTTATCTACAATCTTTTTAAGTACATCAGTTTTAAAAACTAAAGTACAGTATTCTTCATCCCCGATACAAAGATTATGAAACCAATAATCTGCTTCAGTAGCACGAATACCAGAGGGCTTACCCCACGATTCATACTCAATACAAATGTTATTAGTTCCTGCCCATGTATCTCGTTCAGATTTAACTTCAATCTTTTTATTCGTTAACATTTCTGCGATTCTATCCTCTCGAATTGACCCATATTTTAAATCTAAGTCAAATTTCTTTCTGTCTTTCTTAGTGGGTTTCACTCCAGTTTTCTCCTACTTTGTATTCTCCTGTCAAAGGACAACGTAAGTTAAAATGCTTACCAGCTTTTTCAATAGCTTCTACTCCAGTAAGACCTGTAAATTCAACGATACTTTCTTTAACTTGCATCTGCCATTCGTCATGAATGTTAGCAACAAATTTAGCATCTAATGCATTTAATTGTATATGAGAATATAAAATGCACATAGCTTTTTTCATAACTATTGCTCCACCACCTTGTAATAAAGTATTTAAAGCAGCATGTTCGCTTCTCACAAAAATCTTTCTCCCATCTAAACCTTTTAAGAATCCTCGCCTAGAAGCTTCTCGAACTCGGTTCGTAAGAGTCTCAAGTGATGGCAAGTTGGTAAGAAAACGTTTTCTAAGTCGCTTACCATCTTCTCTGTTTCCTCCAACCACTTTTCCAAGTTTCTCATCTCCTGCTCCGTAGATGAGGGCATAGATAAAAGTCTTTGCCTTATCTCTTGATTCAAGTCCTGCAAGTTCTTGATTTGTCGTGTGTATGTCTCCATTAATTACCTCGTCAATATATAATTCATCATTCATATAATGAGCTAGTATTCTGAGTTCTAAACCACTAGCATCAATACCCAAAAGTTTGTATCCCGTAGGTACAATCCAACAAGCTCTACATTCTTCGCCATAAGGAGTATGGATACTAGGAACTTGAGCTAGATTAGGATTTCTATGAGTCATGCGACCCGTTATAGTACCATTTGGTATTACTTTACCATGCACTCGTTCACCTTGTAATTCATCTATCCAAGAAGAAATCTGTGCAATACGTTTCTGTAATAATAAAAACTCGGCAATGAGCCGAGCTTCGTGTATGTGAGTTATCTTTTTAAGTGTACCCTCATCCACTATTGGCTGACCCGTTGGAGTAAATCGTTCCGGTTTCCAGCCAAAGTCCATTAAATATTCCCCGATTTGTTTTCGAGAACCTAAATTAAATTCTTGTAACTCTTGTCGCATAAATGGTTTTATGTCTTGAGTTTCTTGTAATCTTTCATACTCCTCTGAAGTTAGTCCTGACTTAGATAATGTTCCATCTTTCTTTAACTTCGGAGTTACTTCTTTAACATCAACAAGTTTTGGTTTAAATGTTCTTTGTACTTCATCCTCTACTTCAGTCATTCTAGATTTTAATTTTGCTAACAGCTTCATAGCTTTTTCAACATCAAATAAAAAACCGGTCTGTTCTTGCTCAATCATTATCCTAGCAACTTCAGTTTCTAATTCTAAACTTGCCGGGTCAAAGTTCTTGCCTTCATCTAATAAAGCAAAGTAAACTTTTTCATTTAGTAAAACATCTTGAACACAATACTCTAACATCTCTG